ACACGCCTTAGCTGTGGACATCTCTAATCGCTGGTCATCTTGGAATAACTCTCGTTCTGAAAAGATCAAAGAGTGGAAAGAGTTGCGTAACTACGTTTATGCTACAGACACTCGTACCACGAGCAACAGCAAGTTGCCTTGGTCTAACTCTACAACTACTCCAAAGCTAACACAGATTGCTGATAACTTACATGCTAACTACTTTGCTGCCTTGTTTCCACAGAAGCGTTGGTTTCGTTTTGAGGCTACAGATTCTGATTCAGATGTTAAGATTAAACGTGACATCATTCAAGCCTACATGCAAAACAAGCTACGTCAGTCTGACTTCGTAAATACTACAAGTAAACTTATTAACGACTACATCCAGTATGGTAACTGTTTTGCTACAGTAGACTATCAACGTAAGGTGACAGAGTTCGAGGATGGAGATCGGGTTGTCAATTACGTTGGCCCCAAGCTAGTTCGTATCTCTCCTTTTGATATTTGTTTTAACCCTATTGCTGCTGAGTTTGCTGACACACCTAAGATTATTCGTTCTGTCTTAACCTTAGGTGAAGTTCAACGTATGGTTGAGAACGCACCTGACAAGGATTACATGGCTGACATCTTTGACAAGATGCTAGGCAATCGTGGTGCAGCTAAAGGTAACGACATTGATGTAAACAAGTCGGAAGGCTTTACAGCTGATGGGTTTGACAACTTAACTGATTACTATGAGTCAGATTACGTAGAGATTCTTACTTTCTATGGGGACATCTACGACACAGACACTGGTAAGTTCATGAACAACCGTGTCATCACAATTGTTGATCGTTCTTATGTTCTAGCTAATGAAGAGAACCCCAGCTACTTGGGCCGTGACCCTATCTTCCATGTAGGCTGGCGTGATCGTCCTGACAACCTCTACAGCATGGGTCCACTCGATAACCTCGTAGGTATGCAGTACCGCATTGACCACCTAGAGAACCTTAAAGCAGATGTCTTCGATCAAATTGCTTACCCAGTTCTTAAGATCCGTGGTGATGTAGAGGACTTTGACTTTGAGCCTAATGCTCGTATCTACTTGGGTGATGAGGGTGATGTAGGTTACCTTGTACCTGACAGTACAGCACTTAATGCTGACTTCCAGATCCGTGAGTTAGAAGCTAAGATGGAGATGATGGCTGGTGCTCCTCGTGAGGCTATGGGTATCCGTAGTGCTGGTGAGAAGACAGCCTTTGAGGTTAACCAGTTAATGACAGCTGCTGGTCGTATCTTCCAGCACAAGACTGCTCACTTTGAACGTGTGTTTCTTGAGCCTATCTTAAATGCTATGCTTGAGGTATCTCGCCGCAACATGGACTACGAAGATACAGCCAAGGTACTAAACGAGGATACTGGTCTTTACTTCTTTACTCAGATCACTCGTGATGACATCAAGGCTAACGGTAAGATCGTACCAATGGGTGCTCGTCACTTTGCTGAACGTGCTCAACGTGTACAGAACTTGACTACTATGTACCAGATCAAAGCATCTGATCCTAGCATTGGTTCACACTTGTCAGGTAAAGAGTTTGCTCGTTTGCTTGCTGATGAACTAGGTGAGCCAGCATTGTTTGGTGAGAACATTGCAGTCTCAGAACAGCTTGAGACACAGAAGGTTGTCACAGAGGCTCAGGTTGAATTTGAGGCAGAACAAGAAGAGAAAGCTCAACAAGGTATGCAGGAACTAGAACCAGCACCTGAGCAAGCTCCTGAGGAACCTATTGAATGAAGGCAGCTTGGTTCAAAGAGTGTAAGAACAAGAAAGAAAAAGAGGCAGTAAGTCAGGTACTCCACTCAAACAGGGAAAGCCTAGACCGCCTTAAAGAAATCCTAGAGCCTATGCTAAAGGATACTACCCCTGCCGCAGACTATGACTCACCATCGTGGGCATACAAGCAAGCAGATCGCAACGGGTTCAATCGAGCAGTGACCACTGTGTTGGATCTTATTAACTTAGACAAGGAATAACAATGAGTGTATTTTCTGAAGAGCAGGTGACCCCTGCAACGCAGAGTGAACAAGTATCATCCTTTGAAGAGCCAACCAGCCCTTCAGTACTAGGTGAACTTGTGGGAGAGGGACGTAAGTTTAACGATGTAGAGGCGTTAGCAAAGGGAAAGATTGAAGCGGATCGATTCATTGAACAAATGAAACAAGAGAATGCTGCATTAAAATCAGACCTAGAGAAACAAGCCTACAAACTTGGAGTTACTACTAAGATGGAAGAAATGGCCTCGGCATCCACAGCCGAACTTCTTGACCCCAACAACAATAATGGTGGCACTACGAATACAGCTAACACCCAGCCTAGTTCGAGTGAAGCAGACATTGAGAGCCTCGTTGAACAGACCCTGAGAAAGCGTGAGCAAGAAAGTGTTGCTAAAAACAACATTGCAATCGTTGAATCGGAACTTGCACAAGCCTACGGAACTGAAGCATCAGCTGCTGTGCAGCGAAAAGCTAATGAACTAGGGCTACCTATGTCGGAGTTGCAAGGTATGGCTGCTAAATCACCAGCTGCTTTCATGCAGTTGATGGGGCAGTCAGCACCTAAACCTTCGCCATTAGTGCAGGGGAGCATTCGTACTGAGGGTTCTACAATGCAAGCATCCTCTGATAAGGACTTTGGTTACTACCAAAAACTTCGCAGAGAAAACTCGTCACTATACTATAAACCGTCTACCCAGCGACAAATGATGGCAGATGCCGATCGTCTGGGTGACAAGTTCTACAAATAAAGGAAGAGAACAATGGCTGGTAATACAGTAGCTACTCTCGCATTAGCCAAACGTGCAGAAGTTTGGGGTGCAGAGCTTAAGGAAATCTTGCGGGATGAACTGCAAGGCATGAAATACGTTAACTGGTTGAGTGATTTCCCAGATGGTGATACATTCAAGATCCCATCCTTGGGTGATGCAACCGTTAATGACTACACTGAAGATGCAGCAGTCACATACGATCCGATTGATGATGCGCAGTTTACATTCACCATCACTGAGTACCTTCAGGCTGGTAACTACATCACTAACAAAGCGATGCAGGATGTTTACTACTCAAACCAAATCATGTCACAGTTTGTGCCTCTGCAAGAACGTGCTTTGATGGAACGTCTTGAGACAGACATCATGGCTCTGGGTGGTCAGCAAACAGTAGACGATGGTAACGCAATCAATGGCGTTGACCACCGTATGTTGGGTTCTGGCACAGGTAACAAGATTGCCGTTGAAGACTTTGCTAAGGCACTCCGTGCTTTGAAAACTGGTAAAGTACCGCAGCGCAACCTCGTTGCTATCGTTGATCCGTCTGTTGAATTTGAGATGAACACATTGTCTCAGTTGACAAACGTATCTAACAACCCACGTTGGGAAGGTATTGTTCGTGATGGTATCGCAACTGGCATGTCCTTTGTTGCTAACATCTATGGTTTCGATGTATACACATCTAACTACCTGAAGACAGAAACTGCTGAAACTATCGGTGGTACAACTGTTAACAATGCAATCACCAACATGTTCTTCTCTGCGGATCAGACAGTGTTGCCTTTCGTAGGTGCATGGCGTCAGATGCCAAACGTGGACACAGAGTACAACAAAGACTACCAGCGTACAGAGTTTGTAACTACTGCACGTTATGGTATGAAACTGTACCGTCCAGAGAACTTGGTAACAGTTATGACTGCGCCTTTGGCGTAACATAATTACAAGGGGAGGGGAGAAATCTCCTCCTCTTACTACTTTATACTTGACAACTATTTCAACACTGTGTATAATAGTCTTAACAAGTCCACCCCGGTAAGGATAACATATCATGGCTAACGTAGAACATTCATCATTAACAGGCAGTGCATTGCACGAACCTAAGGGTGTGTCTACTGCTAACAGTGGTGAGACTTATGTAGCCAATGGTTCTGGTAGTGGTGTATGGCAACCTATCCATCGTCACCTTGGTGCAGCTACTGCTTTCAGTGCTACGTCTCCTTATGCTTACTCTCTTGATACAGACATCACTGAGAAGTTTCTATCTTTTTCAGTAGACTCTTCGCATGTAACAGGTTTTACTGTAGTAACTTCACCTAACTTACGTTTCCGTTACGATGATACTACAGATGTAACATCTTTGATTAACCTCACAATGTCGTCTACTCAATCTTCTGGACCTTCCCATTCCGTTCAGTGGGCCTTGTTTAAGAATGGTACAGAGATCGGTGGATCAAGAGCTATCCGTACTATAGGCACAGGTACTTGGGGTTCTATTAGTGTTACTGCTGTCACCCCGTTGACTCAGAACGACTACATTGAAATTAAAACTAAGGCAGATGCTGACAATGTTGACGTAGACTATGCCAACATCTACGTCTCTATTATTGGAATGAGTGCATAACATGAAGATGACTCTCCTCACAATGGTCCAGAACATCTTGTCCGATATGGATTCGGAGGAGATCAACAGCATTTCTGATTCAAACGAAGCTGAACAGATTGCTAAGGTAATAGAGAATACTTACTTTAATTTAATATCTACACGAGTAATACCTGAACATGCTCAAGCAATCAAGATGGTATCTTACTCTAGCTCTGCCCGTCCTACTCACTTCTCGTTTCCTAATCGTGTAAAGAACATAGAGTTTTTAGACTACAACGTATCTGAAGCAGTAGGTGGAGTAGAGTACAAACGTCTTACCTACCTTGAGCCAGATGAGTTCTTTGGTTTGTCAGATAACCGTAACAGTCTTGCAGCAAATGTTGTTCAGGTAAACGATGTACAGGCAGACAGTATCCTTCTAATTCGTAACGATGTAATGCCTGAGTACTACACTTCGTTTGATGATGAGAATGTAGTTCTTGATTCCTATAAAGCATCTGTTGATAGTACTTTGACTTCAGCTAAGACACGAGCCTACGGCACTAAGTACCCTACGTTTGATGCGTTCTCTGACTCCTTTATCCCTGACATTGATGATGTAATGTTCCCATACCTTCTAGCTGAAGCTAAGTCTACAGCAATGTCTCTGTTTAAGTCTGGAGCAGATCCTAAGATTGAACAGTCAGCTAGACGCCAGAAGGTTTATGTACAGAACGATATGCACAAGGTCAACAAGGGAAGGCCAAAGAACAACTATGGTAGACGTTAATTTAATCAAGAGTGAAGACGGTCAACAAGTTAAGGTAGTAAGCGACAAGACTGAAAAGCCCTTAATCGTTTACAAACCTCAGGATGGTTTTAAGTTCTACGCAGTTAAGTACGAGAACGGAGCACAGGTTCCAGCAGAACTTACTGGAAGATGGACAGGACTTAGTTCAGCATTAAGGGCTGTGACTATGCACCTAGAACACAAGAAACCTACTCCCCGTAAAGCCGTTAACGACAGGTACAAGGCCCGTAAGGCCAAGAAGGAAACAGTAAATGCCGCAGAGCCTGATCCAGAGAACGGTTAACACCTTTGTTAAGGGTCTCATCACTGAGGCTTCTGAGCTTACCTTCCCTGAGAATGCTTCAGTGGATGAGCTTAACTGTGCTTTGGAACGTGACGGTACACGCCGTAGACGTAAGGCTCTTATTTTAGAAGACAACTACGTTTTATCTGATGTTACAGTACCTGAAGGTGCTTTAGTACAGACACTGGACTGGTACAACGTAGCTGGTCAACCTAACCTAGAGTTTCTCGTAGTACAGGTGAATAACCTTCTTTACTTCTATGAGAAGTCTACAGACCCGTTGTCAGCTAACAAGTACTCAGGAACAGTTAACCTGAATACTCACTCAGCAAGTAACAACCTCTCCCCTTCAGAAAACCGTGTACAAGTTACAGCCCTTAACGGGGCTTTGATTGTTGCTTCCCCTGCTCTTAACACTTTCTACGTTGAGTTCGACACATCAACTGAAGCCTTCACAACTACAGCCATTAACTTCAAAGAACGTGACTTCGAGTGGCAAGGCTCAGATACAGAAGTTACAAGTGAGTACTTTGAGAACGATAGCAGCCCTTCTGCTGAACGTACCTATGATGCAAAGAATGTAGGTTGGGGACAAGGCGGTGGTCCAGCTATCTACACCTTGGCTTTAACACACGGCTGGTACGCAGGTAAAGATGCTAACGGTGCATTTAACCAGACAGACTGGGAAGAAATATATTCTGGTTCATCTCTTGCAGCTAATGGTCACTTTGTAGTTGATGTCTTCAACAAGGTTCGGACTGGGCTTACCACAGAAGTTGAGACAGCTAGGTTCCGTACAGTTGCAGCCTATGCTGGTCGTGTATTCTACGCAGGTATTGACTCAGCTAAGAATGGTGGTAAGGTTTACTTCTCCAGACTCACGGAGAGGCTTGCTGACGTAGGAAACTGCTTTCAGGTGTATGACCCTACCTCTGAGATTATCAGTGATCTACTGGACACTGACGGTGGTGTGGTAAGTATCCCTGATGCACACAACATTCGTAAGCTACACGTTATTGGTGCCTCCCTTCTAGTCTTTGCGGAGAACGGTGTCTGGGCAGTGGCTGGTGTTGACAACGTATTCCGTGCTACAGAGTATGCTATCACACGGATCAGTGATACAGGCTTGGTCAATGAGAACACATTTACTGTAGCTGATGGGCTTCCTGTTTGGTGGAGTAAGACTGGTATCCATGCAATCCAGCAAGGCGAGTCTTTAAACGTACCTACTGCACAGAACTTGTCTCTGAGTACAATACAGACATTCTGGAACAGTATTGCAAACGAGAAGAAAGCACAAGTTAACGTAGAGTTTGACAGAGTTAACCAACGTGTATTCTGGT